NTTTAAGAACGAGTACTTTAGACAAGCAATAGAGATGTACAGTGATGATCCAGCTAGGAATAAGAGTACAGCAGACTTCGTAGAGATGGTTCCTTGGAGTGAAGCAGCTAAACGATCTACAGCTTATAGACGTTACGTTAAGAAAGAAAGAGAAAGGTTAGGGGAAGACTCTATAGAGTTCCGCACACAGTACAAGCTTGAGTGGGTAGGTGCTTCACTTAAGTTTATTGCTTGGGAAGATTTAGTAATGCTAGAAGAAGATTATACATGGGTTAAAGAAAGATTACGGTTTTTTGGTATCGATGTAGCTATTGCTGGAGATAGTACTGTAGTAACTGTGATAGAAATAAACCCTACTCCCCTAGAGATTCATATAATTGCTTGGTTAGAGTTAGAAGGATTAGATTTTGAAGTACAATTTCCTAAGATAATAGCATTCTTAAAAAGATATAAGCCTTTACGATACGGATTAATAGATACTGTAGGTTTAGGTAGACCTCTCTACGATATGCTTAGAAAGAGGTTTTGGGAAGAGGAATTAGTGGACAGTAAAACTGGTAGAGTTAAACGAGTTGCTTGGGCTAGGATTGAAGATCTATATGCTTCTGTAAAGGAAAACGACAAAGCAGCTAAAGCAATGGATCGAGAATTTCAGCATGATAGAGTGAAGTATCCTAAACATACTAGATATAAACGAGAAAAGGGCAAGTTTATAGACCAGATACTAGACTTGGAGAGAAAATATAGTGGTCATATACTTAAGCTTGAACATCCTAAGATTAAAGGTAGGCATGACGATTACTGCATTTCGCTCATGCTTGCGATATACGCGTTCAAAGAGAAGTCATTTAGAGGAGGCGCAGTTCGTGTCAATATTTAAGTTAGCTGAAGTAACTGTAATGTATAAACTTATTTTATGTTGTTTTTATTACGGTTGGTTTCGAATAAAGATTTCAAAGTTAAAGGTTCTTAAAGCAATAAGAAAGAAAAGAGTTTTAAGGGAGGAGCGGTAAGAGTTAATATATAGGTGGTGGTTTGATGAAGAAATTTAAATCTTATGAATGGAAACTTGGGTTTTCTCCTTCTTCGATTAAAGAAGATGATATACCTACTGTGACGAAAAAATTTATAGAGGATTTCATAAAGTCTGCAACGATATTGAAAAGGGAACATTCTGATTTCGAATTGTATTTAAATCAGTTATTTCTATCTAGCGATAGCATAAAACAGAGTGAAGAGGAGGAATTTAATATACTTGATTTTGCTTTAAAAGAAATGGCTTGGTGTTTGGTAGATGGTGCAAGTAAAGAACATCCACTTGCTGAATGGGTTTCAATCGTTAAATATTCTAGTAAACAAGAAAACAAGGATGGCTGGGTATATGTATGCTATATCATACGTTTCCATAAGCGATTAAATGAGGTGATTAAATGAAAAAAGAATTAGAGAGTCAGATACTAAACCTTCTATACAATAAGGCTAGTTGGGAGTTTAAGCTTACTAAAGACTTAAGCATACTTAAGATTGTTGATAAGGATACGATGCATGATAATAACAGAACAACCGATACTTGTAGAGTTGAAGATTTCTGTCTTAGAGATGAAGGTAAGGTATTAGAGGAATTAGTAGACTTGATTAGGGATACACAAGAAAAGAAAACTACTGAAGAGCTAGATAAGCTAGAGCGATTACTTAAGAAGCATGATAAGATAATACAGAACGTTAACTACACGATGAAGGGACTAAAGAAAGCTATAGACTTGTTCAAGGATTCTGCTCCTATGATTGAGATACTTGGTAATCAACGAATACTTAAAGAGAGATTTAGACAATTAAAGGAAGGGTTGGTAGGAAGTTAATTGGGGTGATAATATGGTTATTGAAAAGATGTCTTGTGAAGTCTGGATTTTATGTAAAAATGTAGACACTGTCAAATGTGAAAATTGTTGGAGAACAAATAAGTTTAATAAAGTATTACCCGATAATTTTGAAGCTAACAAACCAAGAATTAAGCTTAGAGTTCAAAAGGAATAAGGGTATTATTATTTTGGTAGTAATATCTTTGAGTGAATAGAAAGCTTTATTAATTAGAAAGAAGGATTAGTAGGAATATGAAAGGGCAAAGATGTAAATATAATCAAGACTTAATATGCTTACGGGCAAATTTTCAATGTCCTAAGGTATTATATGGTTATGGTATGATACCTGATTGTATGTACATAAGAATTGAATAATAGAAAACTTTATTAATTAGAAAGAGTAATAGTATACTTGCTATTCTGACGAGGATAGCCAGAGAAAACCTCAGATTTGTCAACTGAGGTGAAGTTGACTTCATTAATCAACTTCGACAAGTTAATACATCCTGAGAAACTGGGAGCGTAGTGAACTCCTATGGCTCAGGCGGTAGCAGAAGAACCTTGACGAAGGTTAAGCATGACCCTGCTACTGAATTTATTTTTATAGAAATATTTATTAAGTGGGAAGAGTAATAGTTACTTGTCAGCAAGATAGGTAGCGAATGGCTACACTTCCTTTATATTGAGGGTGTAGTCAATTTCCACTCCTTAAGGATTCGGAGTAGAAGGAGTGTGAGTAGTTATAGCTTGGGTCTCTACCTGCCTTCTACTCCCATAAGAAGAAAAGAGTGTAAATAAATATATACTTCTTTTACTATAGTTATATAAGAGAGAGAAAGGAGACTCTACTTGTTTCTAGACAAGTTAATTAGACGATTTAAGAAACCTACATTAGTTAGACTCTACAACTGGAACAGTACTCGTACAGAAGCTTACTGTTCAGGTGAACAATTCGACAGGGTATTTGCTGGTTGTAATGTTATACATGACTTAGATAAACACGTGATATACTCTCCTTTAGCTGTAGGACATGATTTCGTAATAGTTTTTAGAGATGACGATAATTGAGTAAACGTAGTAAGAGTTTAAAAATAGAGAAGAAAGAGATTAAGCTTTCTAGAAGAGAAAGATTACTTACATGGGTAGGTAATCGAATAGGGATAAAGATTTTAAAGACTAAACCAGTACAGCCTTCATTCGTATTTGAGCCTCAACCACAGATAAGAAGACCTTTCTACGACTATGTGAACCTATTTGAGGTAGCTACTACTTCATGGCCTTTAAGGAGAGCGTTTAGAGCTATCATTCAGGAGTGTTCAAGAGAGAAACCTCTACGAGTACCTAAGTTTAAGTGGAAGTGTAAGAATGAGAAGTGTAGTAAAGAATTTCAAGAAACACCTAAGGATGAGAAATGTGATGTTTGTAAAGGAGATTTAAGAGTTCCTTCAGAGGAACAAGCTAAGGAATTCGATAGACTGATATCTAGACCTAATAGAGACTATTCATTTAGAGATTTATACCGTTCTGCTTTATTCTACGACTTAGCGTTAGATGAACAATACTTAGGGGTAGCTTATAAGTATTCACCTAAGGAAGAGGAAGATTCTAAGACAGGATTAATGAGAACTGTTATATCAGAAGGAAGAGTGGTGTATGATAAGAAACCTTTTGAGGTCTATATTGAGGATGCTAGATACTTCTTTCCTATAGCAGATGAACTAGGTCATTTAGGAGGGCATGAGTGGTTCTGTCCTAACTGTTACGATTCTGAACAATTTAAGAAACAAGACATGCCGGTAGTACAGATAATGCCAGAGATGCCTCCTGAACAACAAGAGAGACTTAAGATATGTGAGTACTGTAGTGGACCTATGATTCAGACGTTATATGTACAAGAGGTATCTGGTGTAGTATTAGCTAGGTTTGGACCAGGGGAAATAGTTCACGGTTCTAGTTCAGGAGTTAAACCTAGACTATTCGGTAATCCTAAGATAGTAAGCATATGGAAGTTAATTCAGACTATAGGAGCGATGGATAACTATAATTGGGAGGTTTTCAGTAAAGGAAAGGTAGGGTCTATAATAATATTTCCAGGTGCAGATGAATTAGATATAGAAGAAAAGAAAACAGCTATAGAAGAAGAATTACAGTCTTTAGACTCATCAGATATTACTACTGGTAGATACAGAACTAGTCCAGTTATTAGAACTTTATTTATGGGATCAAAGAAAGATGCTGATCCAATAAGATTGCCGATTTTAGAGGATCTTAAAGCTATGCAATCTTTAGAGTTCTATACGAAGTACATTAACGCTATAGGAGAGGTATACGGGGTTACGGCTGAGTTTGTAAGTGTTTCAGAGCCAGGAGGTCAACATAAACTTAAGATAGAGGTTCAAGATAGAACAACTCAGGAACACCAGACTAACTTTAAAGAGTTATGGAATTACGGAATATTACCTAAGTTCGATATTACTGATTGGTTATTAGACTTTCCACCTATTAGAGGAAGAGATAAACTAAGAGATGCCCAGACATTACATACAAAGATGGCTACTGCTTTACAGGGAGCTAGAGCAGGATTTGATGTGGTGATAGATGAGAATGAAGAATTGAAGATTACTGGTAAAGCTAAACTACAAGAAGGAGAACCGTTCGGTTCTAGATTTGTAGAGAAGCCTAGAGATATGGGTGGTAAACCAGAAGAGTTTGAAGAAGGAGAACCTACTAGAACTAGTAGTGAACGATTAGAGCTAAGTGATGGCGCTATGGCTGGTGGTACATCTACTCCTCTACCGATTAGTTGGTATTCAGCAACACAAATACGGGTATGGGATAAGGTATTTGCTATTAACAGCGATCAAAACGAGGTATACGTAACGATTAATGAACATGAGATAGAAGGAACTAGGACATCAGCTACTAAACTAAACTTAGCGATATCTAATCTTCTAGAACAACTGTTGGGGTTTGTAAAGGCTAAACTGGAAGGTGTAGGATTCAATGAGGATGACTATGATGCAGGGGTTAAACGTTTACTTACTAATACACGTAGAGAATTCAATCCTAAACTACTGATAGAACTAGCTAACTACTTTGACAGTATTAAGCTTGAGTGGTTAGGTCAGAAGATAGATAACCTTAGATACAGACTTAGCAGAATTAAGTTTTCACCTTTAGAGAGTCCAGCTGGATC